GCTGCCTCTACGGAGGTGGCCTCTCTTTCTATGCCAGAGCCTAAACTAGACATACCGGAGCCTGACGATGCCAATAGCAATCGTGGCCACGCCAGGCGCGGCCGACGCAAACAGTTACCTGACGCTGGCAGCAGCGCAGGCGATCATTGACGGGTTTGTGCAGGATGCTGATGTCACAGCATGGGCATCGGCTACCACTGACCAAAAGAACCGGGCGCTGTTTACTGCGACGCAACGGCTAGACCGTGAGCGGTTCCTTGGCGCACGAGCGACCGATACGCAGGCACTGCAGTGGCCGCGTACAGGTGTGCGCAAGCCTGACACCTATATCAACACCTACGCGGTAGGTTTCCCGTTCCGCATCACGACGGACTATTTTACCGATACCGAGATCCCGACGCAGATCCAGTACGCGCAGGTGGTACTGGCAACGTACCTGAACAACAACCCAGACGGACTTGGCCTGAGCGGACTGGAGGATTATAAGAACGTCAAGATCGGCAGCATTGACGTGACGCCTAACCTTGGCTACGGCGCCGTTGGTGCGGATAAGGTGCCGCCAATTATGGAGCGATACCTTACGGGACTTAGAATCAGTGGACCGGGCAATTTCTCCATCCGCAGGAGCTGACCATGGACGACTACAGCATTGGCTTTGAGTACATCAGCGACACTGCTGCCCATGCCGGTAGGTTTTACAAACTATACGCAGTTGCCGATGCTGTGATCAGCACTGCTACGGTTCAGAATGCAACCGGCAATGCGTTTACATCGGTTCCACTTGGCAAGGGCGATTTCATCGACGGCGTGTTTACCAGCGTGACGCTGGCCAGCGGCAAAGTCATCGCCTACCGGATCTGATGGCACTTGCTAGTCCGCTACGGAAGGTTGCCAGCAAGCTGATGGCAAAGTTTGGCGGCGTTGCAACGATCCGCAGCGTGACACTTGGCACGTATAACACTACCACTGGCGCAGCGGCCGAGACAACCACAGACATCACAGTGCGTGGCGTGCTGGAGGATGTGCGCCGCAGCGAGGTGAACGACTTGGTGCAGCAGGGTGATAAGCGACTGACGGTTGCAGCGGCTGATCTAACAAATGCACCGACGACAGCCGATCGCGTCATCATCAACAATCGCAGCCTGCAGATCATTGAGGTACGCACCATCGAGCAGGACAACACGGCCATCACCTACGAGCTAATCCTGAGGGACTGATGGCACGCACCATTCGTATTGCAGATATTGGTGACTACGCCAGCCAGCAGTATGAGAAGTTGCTGCGAGTTGCAGTGCTGGAAACCGACAGCCGCCTTAAGCTGGCCAGTCCTGTCGATACCGGAAGATTTCGTGTTAGCTGGCAGGTTGGCGAGAATGCAGCACCAGGTGGACAGGCGCCAGAAGGCAGTTACACGTCCACGCCGCCAATTGACCGAATTGGCTACGGCCAAGAGAAGGTAGGCAACATCTACTCAGTCCATAACAACTTGCCATATGCTGAGCCGTTGGCCAATGGCAGCAGCAAGCAGGCACCAGCAGGCTGGGTGCAAGGCATCGCCAAGGACATCCAGGGATTTGTTCGCGTCAATGCAGACCGCATCGGCAGGGAATCATGAGCAGCACCTACAACGACATCCGCGCTGCCATTGAAGGTCGCATCGCCACCGAAATGGCCATTGCACCGGCATATCCGGTCAGTTATCAGAACGTCCCGTTCAGTCCGCCCAATAACACGCCATGGCTGCAGGCATTCATCCGCTTTGGCGATAATGCTTACGCAACACTGCGACCAATCGGCAGCGCTGGCTTCAATCGGCAGAACGGCACACTGGTCGTGAACGTCTTTACGCCTGTCGGTGCTGGCGCTGGTGCAAACTTCACCATTGCAGAGCGTGTGAAGGACTTGTTCGACCGGCGCACAGTGTTTGGCATTATTTTTGATGCCGCATCAGGCCCTGCGCAAGTAACACCAGCATCACCTGAACCGTATTACCAGACTCAATTGACCATGACGTTCGAAGCATATGTAGACTGACGCCAGCCAACTACCGTCCATAACATGGCTGTTACAGTTTTGTCCGGTACATCCGGCGCACTTTACTACAAACCCGCCGGCACTACTGGCACCTTCGGTGAAACTGCCGTCAACATCAGCACCGACGTCATCACGGTCCAAACTTACCTGAACCTTAAGGTTGGCGATCCGGTCAAGTTTCGCGTGGTCAACAGTCAAACCGGCGGCGCTGGCTCTGGCACGCTGCCCGCTCCGATTTCGTCTGCCACCACTTACTACGTTCTCAGCTACACCGCCAACACTGGTGCGCTGACCGTCTCGACCGCTGCTGGTGGCACCATCCTTGCTATCACCGACGACGGTACCGCCGTTGCCCCGAACGAGTTTGAGGTGTACTACGCCGATTACGCCGCTGTTGGGCAGGTGCAGTCTTGGTCTTTTGAGGTCAACCGCGCTGAAATTGACGTCACCACCATCGGCCAGACCGCTGGTCAGTATGCTCCGTTCCGGGCTTACATTCCTGGCTTTGCAGATGGCAGCGGTACTGCTACCGTCTACGTGACCAACGAAGATGCTGCACTCTCCAACCGCATGGTTGAAGACGTGCTGCAACGTCAGCAGGTCGGTTGCGCATTCAAGCTTTACACCGATCTGCAGGCAACCGAGGCCCTCAGCCGCAGCATCAGCATGGACGCCGTGCTGCTTACTGCTACCCTCAACATCAACCCAGACGATGCGCAACAGGTGGAAATCACATTCCGCCCGACCGGTGCGCCATCGTTTGACTTCAGCACGAGCGCCTGATGTCTACTGCACTTGCACGCCTTAAAAAAGCAGCCAATCTCACGCCCTCCAAGCGAACTGTCGTTCTCAATGACGGCAGCGAGTTTGAATTTTACGCGACGCCGCTAACCATGGCCGAACGTGAACGGGCGCAGAAGATGCCCGGTGGTGATGAAACCAACGGCTTTGCTCTCAACCTGCTTATTACCAAAGCAGAGGACGATGCAGGCCAGCGGTTGTTCCAAGCCGGCGAAATTGCTGAGCTAAAAAACGAAGTGCTCGATAGTGACCTGCAGGCCATGATGCTTGCAATCATTACCGACCCGGAGGCTACCGAAGAGGTGGACATGAAAAGCTCTAAAGGCAGAGCTAAGGCGCGATAACCTGCTGATGCTGCAACTAGGTGTAGCCAAAGAATTGGGCTACACCTTGACACGGCTCAAGTCAGAGCTGACCATAGAAGAACTGCTTTTATGGTCAGCTTATTTCGACGTGCTCAATGAAGAGCAAGAACGTAGAATGAAGCAACATCGACGGTAGGCCGTGTCTGTCGTAGCAAACGTTGCTATTAACGTTGACAGCCGCGCTGCCGTCTCGAAGCTGCGTGACGTTCAGTCACAGGCGCAGCAAACAGAACGTGGCTTTGACAGACTTGGCGCTGCTGTTGGAAAGTTAGCAATTGCATTTGCTGGTATACAGGCGGTTAAGTTTATTTTTGCCAAGACTGCAGAACTGGAAACTCAAACGCGCAGCCTGCAGGTATTAACTGGTAGCGCGGAAAAAGCTGGACAAATTATTAAAGAACTGCAGCAGCTTGGTGCGGTCACACCGTTTACCAGCACTGAGTTAATTGATGCGGCAAAACGGCTGCAGGCATTTGGCGTTGAGGCAAACAATGTCGTCGAAACCACCAAGAGGCTGGCCGACGTAAGCGGCGCCACGGGGGGCGAACTGCAAGGTTTGGTAACGGCTTATGGCCAGGTACAGGCCAAGGGCAGGTTGCAGGGTGAAGAGCTGCTGCAGTTCCAAGAGCGTGGCGTAGCGCTGCAGGAAGAATTGCGCAAGATGTATGGCCTGTCTGGAGAAGAGTTCCAGAAGGCTTTAAGCAAAGGCCGCATCAGCGCAGAGGCAGTTGAAGTTGCAATTACACGTCTGACGAATGCTGGCGGCAAATACGCCAATGGTGCTGTTGCCCAAAGCGATACGTTGGCGGGCAAATTTAGCACCTTGCGGGATGGTATTGAAAGTCTTGCGCGTGACATTGGTACAAAACTTGCACCGGCATTAAAAAATGTCTTAAATCTTGCTATCGGCGCTGTTAATGCTATTGGCAATGTTCTTGCCGGTGGTTTTGCAAAACAAGCAATAGAGCTTAGAACTGCCCTTGTCTTGCCGGGTAATACAGTTGATGACCTAAAAAAGATACTCGCTTTAACGCAAGGCATTTCGACGCAGGGTTTAGGCGCATCCGGCATTCAGCAGGTCGCAAATGAAATCAAAACCAATCAAACTGCAGTCGCCAATGTTCTAAGCAATATCAACGCATCGCGTCCATTTGGTGTTACGCAGCAGGAACAGTCACTGGCGGAAGCAATCCAAGGGGCTTCACAGCAAAAAGTTCAACAGCTACAAAATGCTCTTGACACGTTAAAGAAAAGTCAGAAACAAACTCAAACCCCTACTGATGTTCCGGCTCTTTTGACTGAAGAACCAAAAGCAAGAAGGCAATTATCTGTTGATGATTTACTTGGTGGCGATATTCAACGCAAATTACGTGAAGCCCAAGCGCGACTGCAAGTCGCAACTCAAGCCAACTTAAATTTTGCGGCGCAGCAGCCAAATGCCGAGCAAGCGCAACGTATTGTTGAAGCAACATCCAAGTTGTTGAATATTAAGTACCAAATTGATGCTATTGACGCGACGATTACGGGCAGGGAACAGGTACGCGCTCAAATTATTGCAAGCTCCAATGATAAAATGTATGCCGCATTGGCTTTTGACGAACAAACCACAGACCTGAAATCCGCCCGAGTTAATCTTGAACGCGAGATTGATCAAATCTTACTTGAGCAGCTTGGTAAGGCAGAGGCTCAAAACAGGCAAGCAGCAAAGACTGAAGCCGAACGCCTTTTGGCAGTTAATGAACTGCTAAGTAGTGCACAATATGAATTAGAACTGGCACGCCAAAAAGATCCGCTAAAGCGCGCTGAATTGCAAATTGATCAACAACTTAAATCTGATGCGATTACGAAATTAAACCTTACCGAGGCGCAGCTAAATCGACTGAAAGAGATACTAATGACCACTGAACAAATAAAAAATGAAAGCAGCAAAAATGAAGAAATTTATGAGAGGATGTCTAACAGCGTTGCTGGCGCGTTTTCTTCCGCTATTGATGCAGTCACTGATAGCACTAAAACACTTGGCGAAGCATTAGGAGATATTGGCCGCAAATTGCTGGCAACAATTGGAAATATGCTCATCATGTACGGTATAGCCCAAGCGCTTGGTGCACTAGGAGGCGGTGCGAACAATCCTCAAGGCATATTGTCTTTTCTTGCTCGAGGTTTTGGCTACCGTGCTAACGGCGGCCCAACTGCAGGCGGCACACCCTATCTGGTAGGCGAGCGCGGGCCTGAGTTGTTTGTGCCTGGCAGCAACGGCGGCGTGATGTCTAACAACGACCTACGCTCTGCGATGAACAACCAAGGCGGCGGCGCCAGCGGCTCACCTGTGCTTAATATGAGCTTCGAGACCACCAGTATCGGCGGTGTGGAATATGTCAGCCGCGACCAGCTTGAAGCAGCCATGGCCGAGACCCGCCGCCAAGCCACACGCGATGGCGCCAGCCGTGGCATGACAATGACCCTTGACCGCATCCAGAACAGCAGTTCCACCCGTCGGAGGATTGGCGTCTAATGGCTGATTTTCCCGCGCTAACACCAACAGCTCGCAATTTTCAACTGGGGCAGTACCCAATCAAAACGTATCGAGCCATGTCTGGTGCCACGCTGCGCCGCAGTTTTGGCAACCGCCCATTCGGCCACACATTGGATCTGCGTTTCGACAACGTACCAGAAACCACGGTCAACACGATCATCGACCATTACAACACTCAAGGTGGCGGCACACTTGGTTTCACCTTGCCTGCAACGGTGTTTGCCGGATACAGCGCTGACTTGCGCAACCGTGCCCAGAACCCTACTGGCATTGAGTGGCTGTACGCCGAGCCGCCTAGCGTTAGCAGCGTCTTGCGCGACCGCAGCAGCGTGACGGTCAAGTTGATAGGCGAAATCCGATGACCCAAATCCGCATCGCGCAGTATTTCGACTTGACCACTGCCAACGGTGTGCGCCACCGCTACCAGAACTTTTTCGTCCAAGAACCACGCACCTTGGCCGGTGCTCGCTTTGAGTTTGCGCCATTCCGCGCGGAGGGTAGCACCGCTAACCTCAACGGCGACAATGCTTTAGTGCGGGTGCTGTTTCCCAATGTGGAGTACGCCATCCGGCTTGTGGAACAAGGGGACGGCAACCGCCTAAGCCGCCTGACCATTACCACGCAATGGTTAAATGCCGCCTTGGTGCCATCACGCACGTACGAAGAGCGTTACGTCGGCATTGGCGCCAGCTATTCCGATACTACGATTGAACTGCGTTACCGCACTGCCATGGATTCCGTTGGCGCTGCATTCCCCGCGCAAACCCTCACTCGTAGCCTGGTTGGCCCCCTTCCGCTCAATGCACAACTTGTCCTTCAATGATCTAATTGGCTTGCGTTACCGCTGGGGTGCATCCCCATGGGCCAACACGGGCTTTACCGATTGCTTCCAACTGGCGTGCGAAGTGCATCGCCGTATGGGCTTTAACGACTACACCAGCAAGTTTGACTGGGTTTATGAGTTGTATGACGAAGAAACATTCCCTAAGGGGCTGCTGGTGCGATGGATGCTGCAAAATGGCAAACGCCTACAAGCACCACGCATTGGAGCTGTTGCCTTGCTGCCTGCATCAGTGGGGTCAGCCTTGGGTACAATTGTAGAAGACGGGACTTTATTTCTATCGCCAGGCGGCACTGTGATTAGAGCGCCTTTACCTGCTGAGGTGGGACACTTCTTCTGGATGCACGAATGACCCGCAAACTGCTGCCCTACGAATATGACTTGATTGATGCACTAGGCGTTAGCAAGGAAGACTATCTTGACTTTATAGCGCAGCAGCATATCTACGAAGATGTAAAAGAAGGAACCGCTTTGGATGCGCGAAACGACCTCGGCATCACAGCATTAGTTCTTACTATCGTAGGCATTCTTTTTCAAGTGGCATCTGTATTGCTGATGCCTAAACCCAGCCTGCCGGAGCAGCAGCAGCAGCAAGAGCAGAAAGGAACAGAGCAAACACGCGACCAAAAGTTATCGCCCCGACTGGGATTTAACGGATCGCAAGATCTTGCTATCTACGGCGATACGGTGCCGCTGGTCTACACCAACACCGCTCAAAATAGTAACGGGGGTGTGCGGCTATCCACGCTATTGCTGTGGTCTGCAATCTTGAGTTTCGGCAACAATCAATTCATGCGGCTGATGATGACGCTCGGGGCGTCCAACATTGCCCGCATCGACCCTGAACGCACTGCCTTGGGACAGTTCCCCGCTAAGGATTTGGTGCTTAGCAATGTCTGGCAGTATTACAACGCTGACGGCCCCACTCGATACAACCATCTCATTCGCGGTGATGCCAACGATCCAACAATTACCACGCCGAATGACACCACAGCAAAACTAAACGGCCTCCCTGGCGCTGCTGAAGGCTTCAGCCAATCATTCTCTCCGACTACGGCTAACACGGTTGGCGTAACCGGTTTTATTCCAATTAACGCCGATGTGTTGATCCTCAACGAAGCCGGAAATACTGTGCGCCGCCGCGTAGACACCTATTACCAATCGCAAAACGGAGACTACTGGCCGGATGGTGACAACCGCCCCATGGTGCCCGTGGGTAACCGATGGACGCTGGTAATCAACAACACAGCAGAAAACCTGGCGTCTAGCGACACCGCTGGCATCGCCCGACAAGATGCCTTACGGGCTGCTGCCTCACAGATTGACAATGGCGCCATCTTCAAAGCAGGCTCAGCGTTATTTCGCGTGGTGTCCGCGTCCTATGGCGGCAGCGCCAATGGCATTGAAGAGGGCAATCTCACGGCGACGCTGGAGTGCATCCGCACCGGCAAACTTCCCCGAGCGCGTTACGGCTTTGCACACTGGGCGCAAGAAGGAGATCAAGCCAACGCGCTGCGTAATCAGATCAACAACAACAACAACGAAATTGCCAGACTTCAAGAAGAGAACCAAAATGATCAGTATGCCTTGTCATCAAATTACTGGTACTTAACCGACGAGGAAAAAGGTTATTATCAAAGTGCTATAGACAGTCGTAACAATACTATTGCGGTTTATCTTGCTGAAAACGACAATATCCAGAATCAAATCAACAGCCTTGGTTCTCAAGGTGGCCCCGAAACATTCCATGTCAAGGGTTTAGCTCGCATCGAAGAAGCCGCTTACGCGAGCGTCACCAAATGCAACGTCCTTGACATAGCACTTCGTTTTCAGGCATATCGCAGGCTAAGCGGCCGCGCCAATGTCTACGGCAAAGATCAAGTCAACTATGGCCACAGCGCCTCCGACAACGGCGCCAAAGCGCGTACCAGCATGTTTGCTCTCTGGTATCGCTTTGATAATAGCGGAGACTATGCTCGGTTGCCTTACATTTTTTGCTGCCGTGGCTTTAACGAACAAAACGTTTTTACCTACATTAAGCTTATTTCTCGGAACGTTACTCGCTTTATCGAAGTCAAACTTGAAGCGGTCGTCGATACCTTTACTGAGATCCGCACCTTTCATACACGCGGTTACTGTTACCTCAACACCACGGCGCCGCTTGTCACACTAGGCACCGACTTAACCGAGAACGCTGGGCTAGAAGTTTATTTCAACGGTTCCATCTACCTAGATGGTTCCCGTGGTGACTACCCCCCATTTAACAAGTCTCCGCTTAACACCACCGAATTTGATCTGTTCAATTACGACGCATTTTCGCAAACCACCTTCTCCTTTGATTCATCTACGGAAGTTCAAATTACTGCCGTAACTGAACAGCTCATAGAACCATGGAGCAACTACAGCCCCAACTTGTACCGTAGCTTGTCCACACTGGCCCTACATGTAGTGTCAGGCTCAGGTACGCAAGACCTACGCAGCGTCAGTGCCTATATCACTGAAGGCAAGCGAGTGCGCTTGCTGCCTACCAGTTTGGATTATTTCGGCAACGAGGCAACCGGGGCGGTCAACGATGCTACGGTGGCGGCTTTTGCCGCCAGCGCCCCGAGCAATTCCACATCATTTGCTCCTGATATCTTTCTAGACACAGTGTTGGATGGCACCAACGGCATCGGTCGCTACGCCAGCTTGCATTCTGTTGACGTAATGCAACTGGCGCAAAGCAAGCGGTACTGCCAGCGCAACAGCCTGTTTATGGATGGCGTAATCGCTGATGGCCGCCCCTGGCGCGAATTTTGGGTGCAAGTAGCACCGTTCAGTCTGCTAGAGCTTGGCAAGATTGGCGGCAAAGAAACTTTGGTACCGGCGTTGCCTTATGTCAAATCAACAGGAGCTATCACTCGTGCCATCTCAATCACGGCGCTGTTTAACCAAGGCAACATCCTTGATGACAGCTTCAAAGAGGAGTTTATCGACTATGGCGCCAGCGTTCAAGACGTGATCGTCACCCTGATCTACCGCGACGTGGAGCGTAACGGCGTATTCCCGCGCAACAACAGCGTAGAAATTAAGCGCACGGACACCCAGGAAGCCAATGCCATCCGTGAAAGCTTGGACATTTCGCAGTTTGTTACCACCCGCGCCCAAGCCGTCTTGCTGGGTAAGTACCTGTGTCAAGTGCGCCGTTTCAACCGTCGCGCCGTCGAGTTTAAGACTTTCCCAACCGATATTTTTGTAATGCCCGGCAGCTATGTGTACGTCGAAACCAGCAACAACCAGTGGGACGGCATTTACACCGGCCGCATCGAAAGCGGCGGCGTGTTGAATGTACCGATCGCCAACACCATCCCAAACGGTACTTACAATGTGCTGACCTACGGCAGCAGCGACGGCACCCGTTCATTCACGGGTATCAGCGTCACAGGCGGAGTAGCAGCCAGCCTCAGCCCACAGTCGGGCCAGTTGTTTGTGTTAGGGCAAGCAGTCCGCAGCAAGCGCGTCTTCCGTGTCACCGAAGTAACCATGGAAGAGGAAGGCGAAACCACCATCCGCGCTGTCGAGCATCCGTGTGACACCAACGGCAACTCGTTTATTGCACAAGGACTTGACACCTACGTCGCCGGATTATTTACCATCGACGGCGCAGCAGAGTAAACTGACAGCAGAGACTACTGGCGCAACGTAATGGGCTTCTACACCGGACGCAGCGGCAAGCTGTTCCTTTCTTCAATTCTCACTACTGCGCCTAACCCAAGCGAGGCTCAGTCGGTGCTGAAGATTCGTGACTGGTCATTGGAAACCACGCTGGAACTGCTGGAAACTACCACGATCGACACCGCCGTTAAGCGCTACACGCCTGGCATGGTCAGTTCCACAGGGTCGGCCACTGTGATGTACTACCGTACCGAAGCTGGTGACGTCGGTGTGCAGTTCGATCAACTGCTTAACAAGGTGATGAAAACCAGTAATGATGGCGTCAGTGAGTCGGATCGCGTCGGCATGGTGCTCCGCGCTGGCGCTCAGCCAGGTGCGGGCGTCGACATCAAGGATGACATTGCCTTCAACGCTTACATCACCAGTGCAGGTATCACGGTTGGCACTGGCGAACTGACTAGCGTCTCGTTGCAATTCACCGTTGATGGGGCCTTCCTAGAGTTGATTGATTCGTGACGTATTTTCTCGGCAACGTAGGCAATGTGCGCCTGCGTCGTAACTCCGAAAATGTACTAACCTCCATCATTAAAGATGCGGACACAATACCCGTGCTTAACCGCGTTGGTATTGAAGGTGCTATTGATAATTTGCTGACCGGCGATAAAATAACAGTATCTACAAGCGATGCACGCGGGCTGGTATTTCTGCCTGTCAACTCATGGGTAGATGGCGAAGGCGTAACCTTTCGCACCTTTAGTGCGTTTATAAATGTCAATGCTGCTGGCGGCATTAGGTTCTTTCCTAGTTTTCAGTCAGCAGTTAATAATGACAGGGCACAAGAATACACCATCCAAAACTTTGGAGGTGATCCCTTGCCCGTGCAAGTGCATGTGCGTGACATCAGTCCCAACGTGCTAGGCGATGTCACTTCTTATGAGTTTAATACCGACCGCGAAGCGCTTGAAACTACTGCATTAAGCGATAAGTTTAAGCGCATGTACAGCGCTGGTTTGATTAGCGGTTCTGGCAAAATTGACTGCATTTTTAATAATCAAACATCGGGCGTCAAAGAAACCCCGCTGCTGGCATTGCAACTCATTAACCGCGTTGATATCGGTAGCGAATTTGACTGCCTGCTGTCTATTACTGACAGCGATAATGACCCTAGCCAGTTAGATATATTCTACGAGTTCACCGCAATGGTAACTCGTTCGGGCCTGCAAGTATCAGCGTCGGAGTTAATTACTTGCAGCATTGATTTCGTCACCACTGGCGAAATTAAACTACTGGTTGGGCGCCCCTCTGGTTACCTCCTCAAACAAGACGATGACCGCATTGCGCTCAACCAAGACAACCTTGCCTTCCTGCTAACGGAAGTTGAGGATTAAACTGATCGCATAAGGTGACTCCAACATGGCCGACCAACGCATTTCGCAGCTCACGAAGCTTGCCCAGGGTGATGTCGCTGCTAATGACGTGCTGCCGATTGTTGACGTCGGCGCCAGTACCACCAAAAAAGTAGAAGCCAAAGATCTTTTTCAAGCTGGCGCCAACCTGGCCGACAATGCCAGCATCGACCTGATCAAGCTGAACCAGTCCAGCGCCACCAAGCTGGGCACTACGGCGCTGGCTGACGACTCCGTCACAGCAGCGAAACTGGCCGACGACAGCAGCATTGTTTACGACTCGGTAGCACCCGGCAGCAATAACTTCGAAGGCCGTGGCTACGTCAACAGCACCAGCAAAAACTTGCAGGTGTGGGACGGCAGCGCTTTCCAGCAAGTGGTGGCACCCACTGCTGGCATTGAAAACCTTGCCGTTACCACTGGCAAGTTGGCCAACAACGCCGTCACCACCGCCAAGGTAGATGCTGCTGGACTGGCAGCCGCAGCGCTGGCAACTGATTCCGTTACCACCGCCAAAATTCAAGACCTTGCGGTTACTACTGGCAAACTTGCGGCGCTGTCCGTTACTACAGCCAAGATTGCTGCTGATGCGGTGACAGCCGCTGAACTCGCAAGTAACTCAGTTGATACCGCTGCCATCGTCGACGCCAATGTCACGGAGGCAAAACTAGCCACTGGCGCAGTCACCGAAAGCAAGATCGGCACTGCTGCCGTAACGGTTACCAAGGTTGCCGACGCCAGCCTTACTTACGCCAAGCTTAACCTTGCCGATGCAAGTGTCCCTGGCGCAAAGCTTGTTTCCAATAGCGTCACCAGCACGCAACTAGCTGTCGATGCAGTCACTACTGGCGCAATTACTGCGTTAAATGTCACCACAGCAAAACTAGCTGATGGTGCCGTTACCGCTGTCAAACTGGCCACCGATGCCGTCAGCACGATCAAAGTGCAAGACGGCGCGATTACTAACGTCAAAATCGCTGATAACACAATTGCCTACGCCAAGCTGAACTTGGCCGATGGCAGTGTACCTGGCGCAAAACTCAGCAATGCCAGTGTCACAACAGCCAAGTTGGCGGTAGACGCTGTAACCACCAGTGCGTTGACAGACCTAAATGTTACCACCGACAAGCTGGCTGATTCTGCTATTACAAACGCTAAGCTAGCCACTGGTGCTATCACCACTGCCAAGATTGATGCGGCCGGCCTCGGTGAAGCGGCCATCGCCACTAACGCCGTCACCACCAACAAGGTACTTGATGGCGCCATCACCGCCGCCAAACTCGCTGCCGATAGCACCACAATTGTGCAGGCTGGCACCCCCGTGGGCAGCGGCGCCTATGAAGGCCAGCTTTGGTTTGATACCAATACCAGCGTCAAATACGTCTGGAACGGTAGCGCTTGGATTAGGCAGGCTGCGCTCAATGCCATCAACTTCAGTGACACCACACCGCTGAACTTTGCAGTTGCCTACCCCGATAATCACACCGCTAATATCACAACCACGCTTGACACGCAGGCGGCAAACGCGGTTTTCGTAGGCCCCACCAGTGGCGCTAACGCTGCACCTACATTCCGCGCATTAACACCTGCGGACCTGCCAAACGCTACAGCTAGCAGCAAGGGCATTGTGCAGCCAGGTACGGGCCTTGTTGTTAATGCTGGCGTCTTGAACCACAGCAACACCGTCACTCCTGGCACCTACACCCGATTGGTGGTGGACGCACAAGGCCACGTCAGTCAGGGCCAGCTACTGGAAGCCTCGGATATTCCTAGCCTAGATGCTGCCAAGATCACCACAGGCGCACTGCCAACTGCTCGGTTGGCTGATGCAGCGGTCACCATTGCCAAAATGGCTGACTACTCAACAGCATCAATAGGTGCGGAGTTCCCGGAGGCAACGTTTACAGGTCAACTACACCTGAACTCACTAGACCGCTCGTTCTACATGTGGGACGGTAACGTCTGGGTGCCAATCGGCATCTCAGCCGGGCAAATTGTTCTAGCCGGCACGTTTGATGCCAGTACCCCAGCCGGCGTTGGCAAGATACAAAGTCTTACGCCTGAAGGCGTTGCTGCTGGCTTTGTAGTTAATGCCGCACTACCTGCACCAACGCTAGGGAACAACAAGCATTACTTTGTCGTCAGCGAAGGCGGCACAATCACCTCCGGCAATGCGCCTGCGGGGACGCTAGCTCCACCCGACTTGCTGCTGTCGGTGTATAGCACCACTCTCCCGCAATGGGTAGAAATTGACGTATCAGCAGGCGCAGGCGCTATTGCAGCATCTAATGTTAGCTTTGTGCCGGCTGGCGATATTGCAGCTACTAACGTTCAAACTGCAATCCAAGAAGTTAGCACTGAATGCCGCAACGCCGACAACATCACTAGCGGCACACTGGCTGTAGCGCGAGGTGGTACCAATGTAGCTAGCTATACCAAAGGCGACCTGCTAGTTGCAAGTGCGGCAACCACGCTTACCAAGCTACCGGTCGGCACTAATGGCCAAGTACTACGCGCCAATAGCGCTACTGCTACTGGCTTGGAATACGGCGCTGATTTTGTTGGCACTGTCACCACCGTCACCAGCAGCACTGCTGCACTGACTGTTGCTACGGCCACTACTACACCAGCATTAACTCTTCGCGCTGCCACTACCAGCGTCGATGGCATCGTCCAACTCAGCGACAGCACCAGCACTACTAGCAGCGTTCTCGCCGCTACTCCCACGGCAGTCAAGAGCGCCTACGACTTGGCTGCGCTGGCGCTACCTGCAGCCGGTGGCACTGTTACTGGTGAGTTGCTGATCGGCAGCGCAGGCAGCTTGGTGTTTGAAGGCAGCTCCAGCGATGGCAACGAAACCACGCTGACAGTTGCCGATCCAACGGCTGACCGCACAATTACGCTGCCAAACCAAACCGGCACTGTACTGGTCAGCGGTAACGCCAGCATTGTCAACGCCGATGTCAACGCATCTGCGGCGATTGCCGGCACCAAAATCAACCCCGACTTCGGCAGCCAAACAGTCGCCACAACTGGCCGCCTGTTAGTTGGCACGTCTACTGCAACTGGGCCAGCAATTCTTCAAGTACAAACGCCTGATGATTTATCAACAACAGCGAATGCAGGTGTAAGACTGGTAAACACTTCAACAAAAACTTATCCCACAAGTTTACCATTCTCTGTAATAGCAGGTCTGTCTGAAAGTATTGAGATTGGAAATTCCGCGTCAATAACTAGTGGTCTTAATGGCGTTCAGGGAAATAGTTTTTCATTTACTAAATCTGCGGGAAACACACAAGATATCAATAACTTACGCTGCACTATATTATCAAATATATTAAATTGGACTGACCTCAATACATGTGCTAATTACATTGGAATTCAAAACAATTTTACTTATTCTGGAATTGATGCAAATAGTAGAACTAGCAGTCAGTTTAATGGTCAACTAAATAACATAAGCCTAAACTGTCCAGATGGACAAACTCAAACCATTGGCTTTGTAATTCCTTACAGCGATTTCCTTTCCATAACTCCCGCCGGGTCTTCTACTGTAAATATAACAAACAGCTTTGGGCAGTCCCTAAGCATGTTTAACAGTACTGCGGGTACAAAAACAATAAATATTACAACCCATACATTTCTGACTACTTTTTACAATGGTTGGGGAATGGTTTCTTTTGGTAGTCCTGGTACCATGACTGCTAATATCACAACCATGTATGGGTTGCGATTAAGGGCTCCCGGCGCACCAGGAACCGGTAATACCCTTAACGTCACCAATAACTGGGGCCTTTACCAAGAATGGTCTTCTGCTAAAAACTGGTTTGCTGGCGAATCTAATCAATTCCCCAACATTACCACAACAGCCTCTGGCGCTAATGCTTTCCTGGATAGCGCTGATTCCAACAGGCTTTACCGCTCAACTTCGTCGTTGGTGTACAAGCGAGATATTGAAGACCTTGACAGCAATTTTGCCGATCAAATCCTTAACCTACGCCCTGTCTGGTATCGCTCCAAATGTGATGCCGATTGCCAAGATTGGTCGTGGTACGGCCTGATTGCAGAAGAAGTGGCCGAGATTGATCCACGTTTTGTTCACTACGGTTACCAAGAAGATGCTTACGAGTTTGTTGAGACAACAGAAACAGTTGAGTTGAGTCCTGACGACCCAAGGCGGGAAGAAGGCATTGAAACAGAGGAAGTTACTCGCCAAGAGCGTCAATTAAAAGCTGATGCACAGCAAGTCCCTAATGGTGTTGCTTACGAGCGTCTCGTTGTGCCCCTGCTCGACATTATCAAACGTCAAAAGGCCCAACTGGATTCATTTGAAGCCCGTTTGACAGCCCTCGAGAGTAACTAACCATGGCAGTACGCGCAAAGGCTGGTGCAGCACACATCACCCACCAGCCGGGTGCTCCAAAGCTGACCAACCAAGGCCAGGGCAAACGTTCACGCCCTAACCATGGCCGTAAAAAGCGGCGTGGCCAAGGCAAAGGCTAGACTGATCGCATGGCCATCTCCCCCGGCACTTACAACATCAGCCTGCAGCGTCGGGCGGATTACAGCATTACGCTGCAATTCAAAGACAGCACCGGCACTGCTATCAACCTAACCGGCTGGAGCGCAGCAGCGCAAGCTTGGAACCAA